ATTGACCACCTCTCAGGAATCGCTGAAATTTGGGTATTGAGTAACATGGGCGTTTTGGCCTCTTTCATCGGGTTTAACCAGCTTGCAAAGAGAGCAGATAAAGGAGAAGTAAAATGAGTTTATTAACCTCGCTTGTAGGACCTGTCACAGGGTTACTGGACAAGTTTGTAGAAGATAAAGATCAAAAAGCCGCCTTGGCGCACGAGATAGCTACTATGGGCGAAAAACATGCGAAGGAGCTGGCACTTGCGCAAATTAAAGTAAATCAAGAAGAAGCCAAGGGGAATTGGTTTCAGTCGTCGTGGCGACCCTTGATTGGCTGGATTTGTGGACTGTCGTTGATGATAAATTACCTCGTATCGCCAATCTGTGCAGGGTTTGGTGTAATTATTCCACAGGCGGACATGAGTGTAATGATGCCGTTATTGCTCGGAATGTTAGGTATCGCGGGAATGCGCAGTGTAGACAAGGCGTTTAAAACAGACACAAAGGGGAAACAAAATGGCGTTTAAATTATCACAAAGAAGTTTAGGACGATTAGACGGAGTAAAAAACGAATTACACTCTGTTGTTACTCATGCCATCACAGTGAGTAACGTCGATTTCGGTTGCATCTGTGGGTTAAGAACAGAAGCAGAACAGGCTGACCTCGTCCAGCGGGGCGCATCGCAGACAATGAAGTCAAAACACCTTACAGGCGACGCTGTGGACTTAATGGCGTATATTTCTGGAAGGGCAAGCTGGGAGTTGAATCTGTACGATGACATAGCCGATGCTATGAAAGAAGCTGCGGTACGAGAAGGTGTTAAAATTCGTTGGGGCGCAGCATGGCACATAGATGACTTTCGTGACTGGGACGGTACAGCCGAAGAGGCTATGAACGCTTATATAGACCTACGTCGTTCTCAAGGTCGTCGCCCGTTTATAGATGGACCACATTTTGAGCTGATGTAATGCCTTTAAAGAAAGTAACATTTAAACCTGGAGTTAATAGAGAACGTACCCGATACACCAACGAGGGTGGGTGGTTTGACTGTGATAAGATACGCTTTCGCCAAGGTAGTCCTGAGAAGATAGGTGGGTGGACACGTATATCTGATAACACGTTTGACGGAAAGGCTCGTTCTATACGTGCATGGACAACGCTTGGTAGCATACCTTTGGTGGGTGTCGGTACACATAAGAAGTTTTATATAGAACAGGGGGGTAGATACTACGATATTACCCCTGTGCGAAAGACTACAACCAATGCTGCTACCCTTGCAGCGTCAAATGGATCTACCACAATAACTGTAACGGACAGCGGGCATGGCGCAGAGGCGGGAGACTTTGTTACTTTTTCAGGGTTTGTTACGTTAGGTGATGCTATAACAGCGGCTGTGCTTAACACGGAGCATGAGATCACAGCTGTTACATCAGCAAATGTATATACGTTTACCGCCACAGCCACAGCCACGGGCAGTGATTCAGGTAACGGTGCATCTGGAGCAGACGAAGTGGTACAGTACCAAGAAAATATAGGTAAAGAGGGGCAGACCGCCTTGACAGGTTGGGGCGGAGGTGCATGGAACGAAGCAGGTACAACATGGAATAATAGTGGGTCTACCTCGTTTGGTATTCGTTTATGGCATCAACAGAACTTCGGTGAAGATTTGGTATTGGGGTTTGATGGGGGTAAACTATACACATGGGATGTTACTAACGGTATATCTACACGTGGTGTGCTTGTGTCTGGTTTGTCGGGTGCATCAGGAGTTCCCACCACACACAACAACGTAATCGTATCCGACGTGAGTCGTTTTGTTTTTTGCTTGGGTGTTAACCCAGTAGGAAGTTCTGACATAGATCCTTTGCTTGTTCGGTGGTCTGACCAAGAAAGTTTGGTAGACTGGACACCTTCGGCTACAAATCAGGCAGGTAGTTTACGATTATCGCAAGGTTCAAGGATTGTAACAGGCGCAAACTCACGTCAAGCCGTGCTGATTTGGACAGATGCAGCGTTATACAGCCTACAGTACGTAGGTGCGCCCATAGTGTGGGGAGCTAACTTAGTTGGCGAGAACATATCCATAGCCTCTAAAAACGCTGTAGCGTATGCAAATGGTATAGCTTACTGGATGGGTACGGATAAGTTTTATAAATACGATGGTAGAACAGAAACACTACAGTGTGACCTACGTCGTTACGTGTTTAACGATTTTAACGAAAACCAATACGAACAGGTGTTTGCAGGTACAAACGAGTCGTTTAACGAGATATGGTGGTTCTATTGTGCAACAGGGTCAACCGTGCCAGACAGGTATATAATATACAACTATTCTGAAAATGTGTGGTATTTTGGTAACTTAACACGTACAGCATGGGTAGATTCAGGAGCAAGAGATCACCCACTTGCGGCTACCACGTCAGGTAAGTTGGTAGAGCATGAGCAGGGGTTGGATGACAATGAAACAGGCACACCTGCAGCGATAACCGCGTTTATAACCTCCGCAGACTTTGATCTTGATGATGGACATAGGTTATTCTTAGTAAATAGAATTATGCCTGATGTGACTTTTGATGGCTCTACCATAGATAATCCGTCTGTTACGCTGACATTAGACCCACTATCAAACTCTGGGTCGGGTATCAAGTCTACCCCGTCAGAAGGCGGAAACAGTAGTGGTACAGTAACACGTTCTGCTACGTCTCCTGTAGAAGCGTTTACCAGTCAACTTGATGTGCGTGTTAGAGGACGACAGCTTAATTTAAGGATACAATCTAACGCTACAGGAGTGCAATGGCAGCTCGGCTCTCCTAGATTAGACATGCGACCTGACGGGAGACGCTGATGAGTATAGATTTAACAGATTATGACGTGCTTTTTCGCGCCCCTGCGTTGCCTTTACCGAGGGCAGAATACAGTCGCGAAGAAGCTATGAAGCTAAACGATGCGTTACGTCTGTATTTTAACCAAATAGACGAGCAGTTTAGAAAGAATACGTTGAAAGAGCAGTCAGATGCGCAGGGGTGGTTTCTTAGCTAATGGCAAATAATTATAAAAACTCTAAAGTAGACCTTTCAAGCACAAGTATAACCACTTTATATACCTGCCCTGCAAGCACCACAGCCCTTGTAAAGTCTATATTAGTATCTGAAGACTCAGGCAATGCTGACACTATAACATTGACCATAACGAGTGGGACTGATGTGTTTAGTTTGTATAAAGTAAAAGCTGTAAGTGCTAACGGTACGGTGGAGTTATTGACAGCTCCTCTTGTTGTGCAAGCATCAGAGATATTAAAGGTAACAGCAGCGACAGCAAACAGATTACACGTGGTAGCAAGTTATTTGGAGTTAACATAATGGAGCTAAAAGATAGTAAAAAAGATAAACTAAGCTACAACCAAGTGTTGTTTGGTGCTGTGCAAAATATGAAAAGTTCAGGGCAAATACCTGACGGTATGACTATGAAACAAGCTGTTGCCGCAGTGATAGGAGAAATAGGAAGTAAAAACGTGCAGACTGTGCAGATAGGAAACACCATATTTGTTGGGGTGTTTACCCCTAAAAAGAATAATATGTACGTGCGAGTATACAACATGGATGTAGGACGTAATCTTATAAATAGTATGTATGGTTATGCAGCTTTTCTGCAAAAGAAAGGTATAGCCTTCATCAGTGCGTATATAGAAGATGAACGATTGTTGCCAGGATTACGTGTTTTGCAGAAACGTCTTGAAGAAAAAGGCACGGGGTTCGATGTTGTTGAATTGGAAAAAGATGATGGGTACGGTATGTTCATAAAACTTGGTAAGCAATCTCTTATGGAAGCCGCGTAATGGGTGGTATATTCAAAGAAGTTTCTGATTTTGTAGGGGACGTAATCAGACCTGTAGCAGATGTTGTCGGGGATGTTGTGAGACCAGTTGCTGATGCTGCGGCTGACGTGTTACGTCCTGTGGGGGAAGCGATACTAGATAATCCTGATCTTAAGACAGCTGTGAATATAGGACTTACATTAGGAGGACCTGCTTCGTCTTGGGCTGTGCCTATAATTAACGGTGCAGACGCCATAGATAAAGGAGCTGACCCTGAAGACGTGTTAAAAACAATAGTTGTGTCCACTGTGGCCGCAGGTGCAGCGGATGCTGTAGGAGAGGTAGCCGCAGAAGCCTTAACTGACCAAGTGGGTTCTACTGTGGCTAATTTTGTAACTGATACAGGCGTAAATGTAGTAACTAACGGTGGTGATATAGGAGCTGCTGTGTTAGACGCAGGATTAGCTAGCACAGGTGCAATATCTAAGACTGTGGACAAGATAGTAGATACTGTCGGCATAGACATTACCAGTGACATAGGTAAAAACTTAAAAGACTCGTTTGTAGAGGGGGTCACAGCAGAGATAAAAGGTGAAGATGGGATACAGGCAGCGTCGATAGCAGCCATGTCCGACGTGTTAAAACCCGTAGTTGGCAAAATAAAAGAATATACACCTGAAGTCAAAGAAGACATAGCCAAAGTGTTGTCTACAGGTCTTACTGCCGCTGCACAGGGTAAAGACATATACGCAGCTGTAAATAACGAATTAGGAGCTTTAGCTACAGAAGACATAAAAAATTATGTTAAAGACGCTGTGTTAAACTTTATTGACCCTGTAGAAGAGTTACCTATGGACACGGGAGAGATGCTGACCGAAGCAGTATTACCTGATAAAGAAACGTTAGACAAGTTTAAAGAGCCACCCGTGCAAGGTGATCCGCTTACAGAAGCACAAGACTTATATGAAAAAATAGATGCACCGCCCACCAGTAAACCTTTAGCCCCTACTTTTGCCCTTCCTGATGCACCCACAGAAAAAACAACTGTAGGAGGTGTGCCAAAATTAACTCCAGAAGCTCCCGTAAACATACCTTCTGAACCAGAGGATACATTCCCTACAATAACTGAACAAGACTTGCTAGATCCTAGCGGTGAAATATACGGTGTTGATACTACACCTCCTACAGAAGAACTAGGAGGTACGGCTGATCTTGCATCAACAGAGGTAATAAGTAAGTCAAGCCCTTTTTACGCAGATTATCTAGAAGGTAAAAAAGAAGGAGAAAAAGCAAAAAAAGACGCAGAAGGTAAACCCTCTTTTGATACGCAAGTGTCTGATATATTTAAAAATATGGCAAGTAATACTATAGGAGAGATCATAGCAGGAGGAACACAAGGAGCTGCTAACCTGTCAGATCAAGCTATAGATTTTATGAAGAAAGCTGCTATGAGTTACGCTGCCTCTACAGAGGCGCAATACGGACTCGCAGTCAAGCCTGAAGATTTAATGGTCTCGGATATAAAAAACTGGGCTATAGATCCTGCTCCCAGCCAAGTAGCTCAAGATTTTGTAAAACCTTTCGTTACACTTAAAAGAAAAGAAGCAAAAGAGATATTCGATAGCATGTCTCTTTACGGTCAAAAGGCTATAGAAGATAGCACTGCTACTGGAGACGTTACTTTTTACGATACAGGTATACCTATGCCAAACGGAGGAACCTTAAAAGTACCTACAGGAATTGAAAACTTTTCTCTTGGGAAAAATCCCACCGTATTTGGTACTGTTTTAAACGTTTCAGGCGGTTTACTTGATATAACTATTGATGTTGGTTTAGCTTTCTTAGGCCCACTAGGACTAATCACGTCTCTTGGCTTAAATACTTCTGAAGCAGCGGGTGCAGCGGCAGAGCAAATAGAACGAAGGGTGGCTGAGAAGCTTAAAGATCCTGAATACCTTAATGGAGAAGAATACCAAAGAGCATTAAAGAGAGCAGGTGGTAATCCAGAGCTAGCTAACTCATACTTATTAAAAGAAGCAAAAAGTATGTTACTTGCCACAGGAGTCGTGGGAGGAGTTGCTGATGCGACTATAGGTAAACTAATAGCAAATAACATAACACCTGCAGCGGTTAAGATAGTTGGAACTTTAGGTATAGAAGGCGGGACTGAGACAACAGAAGAAGTTCTTACTCAAATGGGTTTGAAAAAAGTTATACCTGAAACTGTTGTTGGTGAGGGCGCTGCAGGACAAGGTTACATGGGGATATTGGAGGCTGGGACTTCTGTGGCGGTAGTTCCAGTGGCAGATGCGGTTAGTAGCGCAACCGAAGACTCAACTAAGGGCGACGGCACATTAGAAGATGCTCAAGGTGAGTTTGAAACTATAGATCCTAGCCCTAGTAAACCCTTAAGTCCTACATATACGCCCCCTGGCGCTCCAAAAACTGGTGATAAGAAACCCCCTAAACCTTCTCTCACACCTGAAGCTGTAACTAGCGAAGATGTTAGCGTAGCTACAAAGCTGTTGGAAGATGCAGGGATCAAGAGCAAGGACTTACAGCAAGAAATATTAGATCTTGCAGGAATTACTATAGCTGAAGAACCTAGTATAAGCACCCCTACAATAACAAAACCAACTGTTCCAACAACTGCTACAGATACGTTAGTAGATCTTGGAAAACGAATACCAAAAACTGATACTGTAACAGATACTACAGTAGTCCCTACAACTGATACTACGACTGATACTACGACTGATACTACGACTGATACTACGACTGATACTACGACTGATACTACGACTGATACTACGACTGATACTACAACGGACACTACAGTAGACACCACAACAGATACGCTTGCGGATGTAATAGCAGATATAGAACTAGCTGATGAAATATCTGACGATTTGTACGGTGCTGCGACCCGTCAAGTAAAAGTAGAAACTCCTGACCCTGCGCAAATAGACTACTTTTACGATTTCAGTAGTATTTTTGATACACCTGAACAAGAAAAATTGTTTACTCGACCGTATGGAACGTATAATAATAGAGAAGAAGACTCTACAGATGAGTTGATTAGGCTTGTTGGAGGCAATGTGTAATGTCTGGACTTACAGATTTTTTAGAAAAAATGTTACCTAGCGAAAACACCGTGGGAAACCTTTTATACACAAAAGGTAAACTAGATATGGGAAAACTAGGAGGTGTTTTAGGCGCAGCAGGTGGTGCTTTTGGTCTGTTTAGTCCCAATCAACAACCCGTGGGGTATCAAGGCTCCATACCAGAATACACAGCCGTGCGACAAAGAGTGCCTTCTGCCAATGACCCAACTAGAAGACCTGGAAGTGGGGGCCAACGATATTTTTCTGATGTATCTTTTGCGCCTGAAGAAGGTGTAGCTCCTGCACGATTAGACGCTGCCACTCAAGTTGCAGGATTAAAAGCTTTGAACATAGCGAACCCATCTAGACAAGACAGACCTGCATCTGTTCTACCCGACGTTCCTACAACACAAGGTATAACCACTGCTGCTAACACGTCAACACCTATAACAACTGTACAAGATTTGTTAACAGTGGCGAATCCTTATACAGGTGGGTACGGCACTCCTTACAAAATGGCTGCTGGAGGTATTGCTCAGTTAAGAAAGGGTAGATATTTAGATGGTAACACTGATGGTATGGCAGATGAAGTGCCTGCTACAATAGACAATGAGCAACCCGCTGCCTTGAGTGACGGGGAGTTTGTTATACCTGCAGATGTCGTAAGTCACCTAGGAAACGGAAACTCAGACGCAGGGGCTAAAGAGTTAGAAGGTATGATGGATAGAGTAAGAAAAGCTAGGACTGGGACAACAAAACAAGGCCCAGAAATAGACCCAAAAAAGTTTTTACCCGCGTAAGGAAATAATATGGCAGAAACCGACAGTATAACAGATTACGACCCAAGCAGGACAGGTATAGAGTCCTCACTAACGCAGTACGCAGGCCCGTATGTAACAGAGATGTTAGGTAAGGGGAAAGCTCTTGCTGACATGCCCTACGAAGCGTACGAAGGTCCTCTAACATCAGGACCATCAGAGCTACAAACAAAAGCCTTTGAAGGTATCGGTAGTCTAAATATTCCAACTGAGGGTATGGGAGCGTTTACTCCTGACACGTTTACAGCAGAACAAGCAACTCAGTTTATGAACCCTTATCTAGCCGCTGCATTAGCGCCTCAACTAGCAGAAGCTAGGAGGCAATCAGATATATCAGCTCTCGCTGACCGATCAAGACTTACAAAAGCAGGAGCGTTTGGTGGTGGTAGACAGGCAATTATGGACGCTGAAAGAGATAGAAACCTCCAACAAAATCTAGCTGGTATAACAGGAAAAGGGTACGCTGATGCGTATAACAGAGCTGTCGGGCAGTTCAATGTAGAGCAAGACAGGCTAAGAGGTGTGCAAGAAGATGTAAATAAGTATGGTCTAGCCGCGATAGAAGATCAGTTAAAAACAGGAGCGATACAGAGAGATATAGACCAGCAAGGTATAACTGCTGACAAGTTACAATTCGAGGAAGAAAGAAACTTCCCGTACAAGCAAGTGCAATACATGCAGTCGTTGTTACAAGGGCTACCCTTAGAAACTCAAGAATACACGTACACACAACCCAGTGTATTTCAACAAGCAGCGGGTGGAGCAGGTGATGTTATGTCATTAATAAATGAGATATTTGGAGAGAAAAAATGAGTTTAGACTCAGAGATAGACAGCAGAAAACTAGCTCTAAGCGGACTAAATCCTCAACAGTTAACAGATAGATTAAAGCGAAGTGGGGGGTTGCTAGATGCTTTAGCTACACAAAAGTTACTATCTGAGAAGGAAGCGTATAAAAGAGATTTAGCTATGCAGATGGAACAGAGTCCTAAAACCATAGCTCAGAAGAACGAAGAAAAATTAACACAACGATCTCAGGTGGACGTAGCTAAAGGTATATCAGAGGTATTACAAAACAGAAAAAGAAAATCAGATGCTAACGCTAAGATGTTAGCAGGTATAGACCCTCGTAAACTAAAAGCTATGACAAAAAGACCTATGGGTCTACCAAGCGCACCCGTGCCACAAGTGCAAAAAGCAGCGCAGGGTGGCATTGTTGGGTTTCAAGCAGGTAATGAAGTTATGGGTCTGTCAGGTATGGATAGAACAGGGTTTGGTGATCCTACGGTAAGAATGCCTGATAACTCTTTATCAGAAGTTCCTGAAATGACAGAGCCTGGGGGAGTAATTGTAGATACAACGTCAGATGTGGGAAGATGGATTATGTCGAACCCTGTTGAGGCTGGTGTTTTGGCTATAACTGCACACCCTGCTATGAAAGTAGGGCAAGCGGCTTTTAAACTATCAAGAGGTGCTTTGAATACGATTAAAAATATTATAGCAAGAAACCCAAGAAAAACTTTGGGTGCAGGAGCTGTAGGAGCATTCGCAGGGCAAGACGTTGTAAATCCTGCATTACAAAACTTACCTGAAACCATGAAATCCGCAGGGGAAAAAGCTATGGATATTGGGAAAGGTATAGCCACTCTTCCTAAAAAAGCGTATGAAGGGGCAAGAAACTTATTAGGAATAGAAAGTCCAGGGTTGTTTACGCCAGATGCCGCCCCTGCATCCATGCCACAGGTTGACACGACAACAACTGATGCTTCTCCTGCTGTTGCACCTGATGCTGCGCCCACCGCAGTTGCAAAAGATCCTACAGAATTGTTTGCTCAAATTGATCCAAAAGGAGAGAGAACAAAAGAAGAAACAAAAGAAAAAAGACCGACAATACCAAAAGTAACTGGGGGTGAGTCGCGAAGCGAACTAAACCAAAAAGATGAACAGCTGAATAGCGGATTAAGCAGGTTAGCTTCTATACTTTCAAAGTACGCAAGAAGTGATCCTAGAAAACCTGGCGGGTTTACTGCGGCAGTAGATGAATATGACCAAGACCTATTAAACGAAAAACGTAAAGCTCAAGCCATGCGGTTAAAAGAACGAGAGTTAGAGATAAGTTCAAGATTAGCTGATATACGAGCATCGGGGATACAAAGTACATTTTTTCTTAATAGGCTAAAAGAATTAGATAAAAATATACTGTCAGCAAGAGAAACCGTACGTGAAGGTTCAGAGACTACTCTACTCGGACTACAATCACAATTAAACGCCTTATTACAAGAAAAAGAGACTTTTCTGGGAGGACTTACAGGTGGGACTTTAGGGACATCTAAAGAGGAAATAGACGCAAAGATAGAAAAAGTTAAAGGTGCTATAAAAACTGAAAAAGGACTAATGGAAATTGCTGTAAATGAGATGGCTGGAGATTTTATAGCTGAAAGAAACCAATTAAATAAGTATTTAAAAGAATATGAGAACTATACAGGTGGTGATAGTAAAGAAGACTTTAACTTAAAAGATCAACGAACTGTAGGGCAGTAGCATGCCCACCTATGAGATATACAAGAAAGATGGCACACCAGTAAGAGTGGAAGGACC